CTGCGGATCCGCGCCGCGTCCAGCTGGAGTCCACCCAATGGGTGGTGTCTCCCCCGTTATTGAGCAGAAATTTGCGCCTGGTGGCGTGAAGCGTGCGAGAACGCCACGAGGCCTCTGGCGCCGGATTACACCAAGTAAGGAGCGGCCAGGGACGCCAGCCTCTCCACCCCGTTTGGGGACGTCCGAGACCCCGCCGTACGCCGGGTCAAGTTCGTCCAGTCGCTGAAGGCGGCCTCCTTCAACTGCGTGTCCTCCACAGGTATCCAACGCATGGACCAGTAAGGCATGCGGCGCTGGGAGACGCTGCCCCGCGCGAGCTCGATCACGTCGGTGTGCAGACTGGAATAAGTGATGCGGGAGTAGATCACCGCCAAGCCGTCGTCCGGCCCCTCGATGTACTGAAGGAACCTCCTGCCGTCGAACAGCAGAAGGCCAGTCACACCCGCCAACCGGTTATGGACGATGGACCGCTGAACCATCCGCTCGAGCCCGTCCGCGCCCAAGCCAGGTACCGCCTCGCTGGCGTAGGCGATTGCTTGCAGGGCCATGCCGGCTGCTCCTTTGCTGGTTGGTCCCCCCCGGGAATTCGACGGTACGCCCAAGAAGAGAAACATGGCGTGATCGACCAAGATTGTGCACGGCTTGCGAACGCCGGCCGGCTGCCAGTGGACTATGGTGGCGCCATGTGCGGCCGATTCGTCCAGACCCCGATCCGAGACGCTGCCAGCTTGGGCTTCCCCCAACTGGTGGGCGACCTGCTGTCCATGCCGGCCAGCTACAACCTGGCACCGACGCAGCGCGCCGCGGTGGTGCTGGACCGCGGCGACGGCCTGCAGGTGCAGCGTCTGGCTTGGGGCCTGCTCCCGTTCTGGGCGAAGGCGAAGGGCCTGCAGGGCTCGACCATCAATGCCCGCATCGAGACGGTGGCCACCAAGCCGGCGTTCCGCAGCGCGTTCAAGGCGCGGCGCTGCCTGATCCCGATGGCCGGCTACTACGAGTGGTCGGTGAGCCCGGAGGACGGCAAGAAGGATCCGTGGTTCATCCATGCCGCCACGCCGCTCTGGGCCGCAGGCCTGTGGGAGGACGCAAGCAAGCTGCTCGGAGACGACAACCTGGGCACCTTCACCGTTATCACCGGGGACAGCAGCGGGGTGTCGGCAGATATCCACGACCGCATGCCCGTGTGGCTGGCACCCGGCCAAGTCGAAGATTGGATCGCAGCATCGCCTCATGATGCAATGGCGATGCTGCTGGCCAGTGAGCCGCCGGCGATGGAGGCCTATCGTGTCAGCCGGGCAGCAAATACTCCGCGTAACAGCTCACCGTCGCTCTTGGAGCCTTTGTAGGCTCCGCACCTTCATTTCATTTCCACGCCATAGAATGAACCAAGCGCAGACGCCAGAAGGTTTCCGGCCGCGCCGACGCCAATTTGCCATGAACCGGAGGCAGCCTTTGACAACATGCGCCCAATCCATCCCTTGACGGAATCGCCCGGTTTCGCGCCCACTCGGTTTCCGTCCTCCGAAATCGCATTCTTGAGCAACTCCAAGTCAGACTCACTGATGCCGCTGTTTCGCATCGCGGCAACCAAAGATTCGATGTCATTCTGCACAACATGACTGCTGACCGTGGCGACGTTTCCGCTACCAATCTGAATGGTGGCATGGCTGCCAAAAATTGCACCCTGAAGTAAATCGCCAACCTTACTTGAGATCGCTGCGGCTCGCGGTTCCGACAGCTCCTCATCGTCAGGCATCAGCCGCGCGACGTCGAGCGCAAACTGCAAGAGACGTGACCTTATCTGAACCAGGAGCCCCTCGACAGCACCCACCGAAAGTTTCCCCCAGGCTCGCTCAACGGTGTAAGAGGGATCTAGAGCTGGCTTAAACGCTATGGCCGTGAGCTCGGGCGGTAGGGGCAGCACTAAATCAGGCTTTCCAACCCAGGTCTGAATCTCTGCTATCCCCTCGCGCACATAGCGCCGCCTCAATGCATCACGCTCAGTGTCCTTGAGATGCTGTGTTGGCAAACCGATAGCAGTGTGCCGATACGCACCATTGCTCACGTTTCCCTCCACTATCTGCACAAGCATTCGATAGTCAGGAAGCTCCGTGTGATCGGGGTATCCAAGCAGCTCATTCTTTACCCACTGCGCCAGTTCTTCGTTCCCTACGTTGGCAGCCAGTATCTGTGCCTTGATGAGCGCATTTACAACGTTAACATCCTCGGAACCGAGAATCTCAATAATCTCCTGCGCTTTGTTCATCGCACCCCCTCCCGCACCGTGAGTCAATAGTGCCGTTATACCTCATCCTATTCCGGGTTGGAGGAAAAGGGAGTGCGCTGGATTCGCTACACGGTCACCTCGTAGAGCGGGAGATTAGGCGCAGCCTCCAGCACCCGACCAGCTCGCACCCACACGTTGTATGGGATGCTCCCGCCCAATATGCCAATGGCCCGCACCTGCGCACCATCGTAGGTCGTCAGGCTACTGGTGCCATCGGCGTTGTGCGCGGTGACTGTCGCCAACAAGCGCGGGCTGGAACTTACCAACCCCGCGAATTCGTCCCATAGTTCAGTCCGCATCGGTGTAGTGCCTCTCCAGGGTAATGGTCTGCTCGATCACGGCTGCTTTGTCGCCAATCCGGGCTTCGGTCCGGACGGCCGTGCACAGGCCATGCCAAGTTCCGCCCTCGCCCACGACCTCCACCAGATCCAGCGGCAAAACGCGTCCGACCTCCCCGGCGCGTAGCGGGCCGGTAAACAGCGGCAGCACCAGGTCAACGGCGGCCTGCTCGCCGCGGTCAGCCAGAATGTTGCGCCCACGCTCGGCGGCAACTGCGGTGGTATTGATCAGCGGGCTGCTGGCCTGCTGCGCGAACAGCTGCCCCGCCTCTCCGGAGCGGCGCACTTTGCATGTCACGCCCTTCCCGGCGAGTTCGCCGGTGACGACCACCGCATCGTAGAGGGGGGCGCTGCGGATCTGCAGGCTCTCGTTGGACACGATGTCCTCCTGCACCACGTGATCCGGCGTCCGGTCGCGCCAGTCCCAAGGGCTATGGGGATACCGCGCTCGCACGCGCAGGCTGGCGTCGGCCGGGTGGGACTGCACCACCCCACCGCTCGCCTCCGCCAGCCGGCTTATGGCGTCCAGCGCCGGCGTGGCGTCGTAGAACCAAGCACCTGCCGGCACCAGCCAATCCACGGTGTCGTAGGTGGACGAAAAGCCGGTATCGACCAGCTCTTCGGCTACCAACTGCGCGGCACTGCGGTCTTCCGTGGTGGTCTTGACCCTCCCTGGTGCATAGGGCGCCGCCAGGAGCGCGGTGCGCGATCGCCCAGCCAGCGTGATTCCGGAACGCGACCATTCCCGCCGCTGCCCGTAGCTTTCGATCAGCGTCGTCCATACATAGCCGTTGAGGGTGATCTCCAACAGGCGCGGCCCTGCCGCCGTGGGCTTGAGAAGCGCGAGCTGGGTCACGTCGGCCAGTTCCAGGTCGAAGCTGCTACCCCACGCATCCACGCTCGATGAGATGGATACGCTCTCAACCTCGATGGGGGTACGGTCCGGCAGGCGAACCACTGAAATGCTGTTGATCACGACATAAGTCCTTCGTTGCGGGCGCACCAGGTAGCAAGCGGTGACGCCAAGGTTCAGTGGCGCAAGGCCGGCAACGCCGATGGCGGAGCAGCCAAGGTTCAATCCAATCAGATTGCCAGGCGGCGTCGGCTCGCCGGGATCCGGATCCGGATCCGGGGTCGGAGCAGGCGGGCGGACAATCCACGGCACCGGCTTTGCGCCACCCCACGGCAGCCTGGCGTCCCGTCGGAATGAATCAGGGTGCCCCCACCGCAGGCGCAACCGGGTGCCGCAGCGGCCGCTCTTTCCATCCCAAGCCAGCCCCTTCGCCACACTGGTGCGCGGCCCGCTACCCCAGACCAAGGCGGCGATTTGGCGTGCCTGAAACAGGTATGCGCCCCAGCGGAGATCCAAGCCTGCATGCTGCACTGGAAGGCCCGACCAGCAAAGCCGAGTAGCCGATCGCTTGTCCGCTGTGGCTTGCCGCCAGTAAAGCCCCACGTCGCCGCTGATCAACGGCGTGATGCCCCAGGTTGCGCCGACGTCTATCCGGACGCCATCGGGCTGCCCCCATGGCCACGCGCACTGCTTCACCAGCACTGGCGAGAGGCCCCAGCGCAGAACCGTCGCGGTGCGCGTGCCCGCAGCTTCTGTCCAACCCAGGTTGACGCCCAGCCGCAGACCCCGGATCACAGGCTCAGGCGGCTCATCATTCCAATGGATGCCCAGGTTAATGCCGGTGAAATTCCCCGGCTGAACTAACAGCGGGCCGAGGTTCAAACCGGAGTGACTTCCAGCCGTAGCCATTAAGCCTCCGGCATGGCCGGGCGAACCCAGTCCTGAATGGCCCCGTTTTGGAGCCCGCGCTCGTCGCTACCGATAACCATGTAAACGTAGTCGGGACTCAGACCCGAGACCCGCCACGTGCCGTCGGCGTTACTTACCGTCGCACCGACCAGCTGAAGCGTGCCGCGCTCAAGAACTGTGATGCGCACCCGAGAAGGAACGTTAAGGATTCGAGCCCGTCCGTCCGGTGCATCATCTTCGCCGGAGGGAAGATCACCGCCCAGGTAGCCCTTGCCTGAGTACGGCGCAGCCTTTGAAAAGAACGTCCTCACCACTGCAGCGTTGATCATCTCAGGCCACCGGCGTCGTCATGTCGAACAGCACCTGCCCGGCACCGTTTACAGTGCCGGCATTCACGGGTCGATACGTCTTTGCCAAGATGGTGGCACCCGGGAATCCACTTAGTCCCTCTTTCACTTCCATATCAGCAAAGGGGATGGGATGCCAAGGGTTGTAGCATCCACCGAGAAAACCGCGAGGAAGGTTGATCCCCTCGCGGAAGATTGGCTCTTCTGCAAAAAGGCCGTTGTTAATGCCCGACGGGTAGGTGCCGCCATAACTGCCTAGCGCAGCAAGTGCCAAACTAGCGCCAGCAACTCTTGGCAACACAAGGGACACCGGCACGGCGCCGGGCAGCCCTGACGCGGCACGCATGACATAAGCGCCTCGGCCATTGCCGGGCGAGGTGTTCAACTGGCCGTCCGTGTACAGACCGCGCGAGATGTCCACGCCGGTTGTGCCGGCATGGGCAACGCCCTTGGCTCCATTGCTCACCAAGAAGCAATAACGGTCACCCGGGACGTAACTAGGCATGTCACCAGCGTAGAAAACCACCATAGTGGCCGAACCGGTGCCGTTCACGTCTACAAACAGGTAGAACCACTTTGCCGTGGCAATCACCAGCCATGGGCGGGCGACCGCGTTCAACGTGAGTGACTTGGCCCAGGTGTCCCCGAACTCCAACTGAGCCGGCGTCGGGCAACCATTCACGCCGGTATCAATGTCCGTCATTGTTTCATAAGCGCGGACATGCGCGGACCGAGCGTTCGATCCCGCGATAGTTGCCGAGTCATCGACACGGAAGTAGATGCCCGAGCCAATCACGGGATCAATGCGGTAGGCGCGCTTGTTGCTGCCGGTGAACGCCTGCGTCCAACCGGCGCCTGGCTTGGCCGCCGGCCCAATGCCGTAGCCGCTGACCAGGACGGCGTCCAGCAGCGCAACGAGGCTACCCACTTGGCCGGTCAGCTGAGGGGCAGCCGGATCAGTGCTCGAGTACAGGATGGGGATCAGGGTCATTGCTGCGCTCCTGCGATGTTTCCGATTACTTCGAAGCGGGTGGAATCCGTCGCGCCTTGTGGCGTGCCGGGGAGAGTGGTGCGGATCATCCATACCGGCGCCAGCCCACCAACCGTATCGAACCGCAGGGCATTGTTCACGGACCAACCCGTGCCCCAGCCCTGCCTGCGGATGGTGA